AAAGGATCGCCATGCGATTACAGTAAAGCGTCATGTAGTTTTTGCTGGAACCACTAACGAATCTCAGTTCATCAACGACATGACAGGTTCTCGACGCTATTGGCCAATCAAGGTCAACGAAGTTCGATTGCCCTGGATCAAAGAGAATCGCGATCAACTATGGGCTGAAGCAATCGTTGCATTCAAGAATGGGGAGACTTGGTATCTGGACAAAGAGACAGACACCGCACGACATGATTCAAGCAAGATCTATCGTCAGGATGATCCTTGGCTTGAACCAATCGCAAACTATCTCATGCTTCAACGTGGGCATGTGACCATGACTTTGATCATGGAAGAGGCCCTGAAGATTGAGCGTGGCCGAATGAATAGACGAGATGAAATGCGTATCGCAGAGATTCTAAGAGAGATGAAGTATGAAAAGAGGCGTATGACCTTGGGTGGAAAACGTAAATATATTTGGGCGAAGAGTGAAATACTAAAGATGAAAAGTAAGGAAGCATGATGAGTAAAGCAGCACTGGGTGGAGGATTGTTCCTTGAGCCTGGATACGAATATGAAGCGAGCATTTTGAATAGATTCAAGCTGGTCAACCCTGAATACAAGATGGCGATCGGCATGCGTAAGCAGGGCAAGTACATTGCAGTGCCTGACCAGTACATCAACGCATGTCACAAGATCCCGTATGACCATCCATGGGGTGGAGGTTTGTCGATTCCAAGACATGCAGCCACAAGCATTGGTATTACCGACTACGTCGATGTACGAACAGCGCCAGAGGCAGAGAAGATTACGCTAAACGAAGAGTTTAAACTGCGTGATTATCAACAAGATGCCATGGACTCTTGGATTAAAAATGATGGCAACGGTGTGATCATCGCACCATGTGGAGCAGGCAAGACTGCCATCGGCCTTGCATCAACAACAATGTTCGACACCAAGTGCTTGATTCTTGTTCACACCAACGATCTTGCTGTTCAATGGATCAATCGATGTAAAAGCATGCTGTCGCTGAAGGCTACACAGTATGGGGCAGGTAAAAAGGATGACTCTGGACGTATTGTTGTAGCAACGTTCCAAACCCTCGAAAGGATGAGTTTCAATGAAAGGTACAAGTTCGGTAAGCAGTTTGGTCTATGTATTGTTGATGAGGCACATCATGTACCTGCGAATACGTTTTGTTCTGTTATGTTTTCTATGCCTGCACGCTATCGGCTTGGCTTGACCGCTACACCCGACCGTCCAGACGGTTTGACCGACATACTGTGGTGGCACTTTGGACAAAGCGTTTATGAGATTACCAACGCGCAACTTGCGAGAAGCGGACATGTCTTGCCACCCAAAATAGAGTGGTTGTTCACCAACTGGATGGGTCCATCAAGCAGATTGGATTGGTCAAAGCTTATCAGTAAGATGACCAATGACGATGATCGTAATGATGTGATTATAAAGAGGGTTATCAATGCTTGTGACAATGGGCGGCAGATACTCGTTCTTTCCGATCGCGTAGACCATTGCATTAAGATGGCTGAAGTGCTTAGATCTTATGGAATACAAGCACAACCACTGGTAGGAAAGATGACCAAGAAACAAAGACAAGAGGTTTTAGAGAGTGCAGATCAACGGAAAATACAAGTTGTTTGTGCGACAACTGTTGCAGATGAAGGTCTCGATCTTCCGTCGCTCGACACCGTTGTTCTCACGACTCCGACGAAAGCTCTTGGAAGAATTCAGCAAAGGATCGGTCGAGTCATGCGACCACACCCTCTTAAAAAAGATCCGATTGTTATTGACTGCGTTGATGATATTGGATCGATGCGCGGACTGGCTCGAAAAAGAAATCGTCTATACTCAAGAATTGGGTGTAGCTGACATGATGAGAATCATTGAAAAACTACCAGTTGGTTGGTCCATTGTTGAAGAAAGAAACGGATGGAACATCTATGATGACGATGGTGAGTTGGTCTGTACAGGTCAAGACACAGAACAACTACATCGAGTCTTGAATGTCGAGTTTGCGCTTGCCCAAGCTTTCGCAGCTTGGATGCATGCATATAAGCAAACGGAAGCGGCAGAAGCTTAGTCTTTCATCCTTTTTGCCAAGCCCAACCAATCTCGAACTCGAACAGTTTTGTTGGAAATATCTTCGACTGCGATTGCCAGAGGCAATGACGGTATTGATCGACCTGATTCAAGATCACGTAAATATGGGACTGAAATGTGAAGGGACATGGGCTCCAGCTTTTCATTGATCCAATGGCAAAAAGCAAAGCGTGTACTTCTTTCAGGGTGGCTTTCACGAAAAGTTCTTATGTCCATTTTCAATCTCCGGTCAGAATATGTCCGCATCAAAGTGTATGTACGCATTAAAGTGATGGTATTGACATCACTCAATAGCACAAATAGGATCAATGTGCAGACAACAGGAAACACATGGAAACACAAACACCAACTATCGGAAGCAGCAGCATTAGCGCCATCCTTGGCCTTTCACCATGGAGTAGCCCATGGGATGTATGGTCCAGAATGCATGGGCTCACACAGTCTTCAAGCACGGCAGCAACAGCCAGAGGACACATCTTGGAACCAGCCATCGGTGCTCACTATGCTCAACTGAACAATGTGCTCATTAAAAAGGGTCCAGAATACGAGGCCGACCCAATCATTGGTCCAGAGTCATGGATGCATGCTCGACCTGATTTCTTTGTTTCGGCTGATGATGAAGCGTGGCTTCTTGAGATCAAATCAACTCGAAAGTTTGATCATCGATGGGGAAACTCAAACAGCAGCAATGTTCCTCCATACTATGCAGCCCAATGCATATGGCAGATGGCCGTAACCGATGATGATCGATGTGATCTGGCAGCTTTTGCTACCATCTCTGATGAGTACCGTTCATACAAGATTCACAGGGACACCAAGCTCGAAGAAAAGATTGTTGGGTTTGCTCGCGACTGGTACATCAAACACATCGAGCAGGGCAAGCCTCCCGAGGTAGACGGGTCAAGCGCCTGCTCTAAGGCTCTTGCAAAGCTATTTCGACAAGAAAGCAAAGAGTTTATCGAGCCAACAGAAACACATATTGAACTGGCACAACAACTCAGAGAAGTGAAGGCGCAGTACGCTGATATTGAAAAGAAAAAGAAGCACTTAGAAAACCAAATCAAAGAAATGATTGGAACTTCTTATGGTATATCTGGAGTCGCCACATGGTCGGAATCCAAACCAATAAGACGATTCGATAAAGCAAGCTTTGAGAAAGACCATCCAGCGGTTGCAAATCAATACACTAAACAGAGCGAACCAACACGAACCTTTAGGTTCCAATACACAGGAGACAAGTAATGTCTAAAAACGCAATTCATCCGGCCAATCAGTTTCGATCCATCGTCGAGACAAAAGCTGCTGACTTTCTTCAAACCATGATGGGTACAGAGTCAGGAGCAAACGCCGCAGGACAAGTAGCCCTGGCCTTTCGTCAAGCAGCACAAACAAATGATCGTTTGTATTCATGTGACCCTGCATCAGTAGCACAGGCTGTAGCCCTTTCAGCAATGACTGGTTTGATGCCAGGTGGGCCATTGCCTGACGTGTACCTACTTCCAAGAGGAAAGAACCTACAATGGCAAGTATCACACCGTGGGTTTGCAAAACTCGCAGCACGAAACGGTGTACGGCTCCGCACTAAGGCTGTTTTTGAAACCGATGAGTTTCGAGTTGTAGAAGGCACTGAGCCTGTATTGACCCATGTTCCTGATCTTGATGCCGAGCAATCGTGGGATACACTGAGTGCTGTTTACGTCGTTGCCCATTATCAAAACGGATCGAAGGACTTTGTTGTCATTCGCAAGGCCGATATCGAAAAGCGTCGAGCCAACTCAGATGCATGGAAGCGGGACAAAACACGATCACCGTGGGGTCAGTGGCCAATCGAAATGGCACTCAAAACTGGACTCCGGTACGCTTTTGCTCGCGGTATTGTGCCGATGGATGAGTATACAAACAACGCTTATGAGCAAGACGGCATGCAAGATGCTCCATCGGAAGATTTGAACATGGTTGAGATGAATGCACAAATCGAAGAAGATACAACTTTGAATCTGTTGGAAGAACAAGTTGATATGTTAGTTGATGATAGTAAACTCAAAGATGTTGCAGTTTCTTCCAATCAAGATGAGGATCCTAAATAGCATCGATAGGAGTTATTTTGGCCAGAGATTACAAAAAAGAGTACCGTGAATATCACGGCAATCCAGAACAAAAAAAACGGCGTGCTGGTCGAAACGCAGCACGTCGCATTATGGAAATGGTTGGGAAAGTAAAAAAAGGTGACGGGAAAGACGTTGACCACAAAAACGGAAACCCAACCGATAACAGCAAGAAAAACCTTAGAGTTTTATCCAAATCAAAAAACAGATCGCGTAAGTAGATCAGGAGTTAAGTAATGAGTCTTTTTGACGAAGCAGAGAAAGCCCGAAACCCATTTCTTGGAAAACCAGAAAGTCAGGATTCTGGAACCAATAAAGTATTTATCAATCAAACATCCTCTCTTCTGAATGTTCTTAATGAAGTTGTGACATCACAAAAAATTCCGAGCAAAAAAGCAAAGTCATGTAAAGACTTCAGAACTCGTCTTGGTGACTGTTCATGGTGCCTTCACCAACTGCAAGGCAAGGTCACCGCTGAAGGCTGGAACAACATTGTTTCCAACAGCATTGTGGGAATGCTCAAGACAATTAAAAACTCACAACCAAATGGTGAGTGGGCAGTCATCGATTACGATGTGAAAATTGACTACGACGCTTCTAAGATTGAGCGAATCTACTTCATCGTGAAGTTTGTAGATCTCGATAATCAAGAAGATCTGGTTTACCGAAACGGAGTTCCAGTCACAACGACCGTCAACGTGCAGACCAGCCCAATTCCAGATGAGTTGGTATCAGCACTGGCAAACAAGAAAACTGACGACGGTGAGTTGAAAGATTTGATCAAACAACTGGTGGTAGCAATGTCATCAAATGTTGTTGAGCAAAAAGAAGCTCCAGTGCCTGCAAAGGTTGCTGCAACGAAGTCAGAGCCTGCACCAGTAGTATTCGAAGATTAATCAAACGATGCCGCTATATCGATTTGTTTGCAAGTTTTGCGGCAACGTAAGA